GCGTTGTTTTTCTAAACGTTTGCACAAATCTATAAGTCCGTTATTGTGTACAGTTCTATCTGTTTGTTCAACGTCTCCTGTGATTACTATTTTTGAATTGTTGCCTATGCGTGTCATCAACATTTTCATTTGACTAGGCGTTGCATTTTGCATTTCATCTGCTATAATCCAGGCATCCTTGAATGTACGTCCTCTCATAAAAGCCAGTGGCGATATTTCAATGGTTTGTTCTTCTAGCATACGTGCTATTTCTTTTGTGCTATAATATTCACGTAATACATCAAACAAAGGTCTTGTCCACGGCTCCATTTTACTGTTCAAGTCACCGGGCAAAAATCCATGCTTTTCATCATCAACACCCACTGCTGGTCGAGTCAATACAATACGTTCACAAGCACCATCTCTGTAGGCTTTAATAGCCGCTAACATTGCAAGGTAAGTCTTACCCGTGCCTGCAGGTCCAGTGGCCACGACAATACTCGTGTGTGCGTCTAATAGGGATAAGATAAGTTGTTCTTGATTGCGTGACTTCGGAAGAAGTTCTATGTGCTTGCGTTTTAGTGCTTGGTTGAAGTTTATTGTGTTGTCTTGTTGTAGTTGTCTTTGATATTTTGCTTTTCGTTTAGCTCGAGACATTGTATCTCCTAAAGGTTGAGGTTGTTCGCTACCCATAATAATATTTACAGAATAAAAAAATAAGAAATACTGTATGTGAAATCGCAATACTAATCGCTAAATATATTAGCGGCCACAATTCCATATTGGACTAAATACTGTTAACGTAAGAACAAAAGGCCTCAAATGTCACTAAGCGATTCAGAATTTTTCAAAGATGGTTCCGACTATTGGATGGTTGCAGACAATATCAAAGGCATCTACATGAGTGATGGTAGCATGCGTGTTCTACTAGACTTTGAACGTGTGCTCAACGAACTAGATATATTTGCATTTCGCAATTGGGAACTAGGTGAGCTAGTTGCAGGCCCAGAACAAGGTGCTTACAAGACAAGTTGCACATTTTTATGGCCAGCAAAACTCATGCCAGATCCAAGAGGTGCTATGCGTTTACTACCGTTTGATTGTGAAGTCAAATGGAAGAAAACTAAAATGAAAGTTCCTGTAAAGATTAAAGATCCAAGTGACTTCAAACCAGGAACAAAAGTTGCTAGACTCATTGAAAAACCAGTATGGCTAGTTGAAATAATCATGCCTAAGAGCTTGATGACAGACATACGAACTGGTAGCATAGAGCTAGAAGATGAAACAGTTGATCTGCAGGATCTCGATGATGCATACGATGCCGACCTAGATCAGCAACAGGTTATGAATGCAGATGCACAAGCAGAAATGGATGCGAACATAGATGTCCAAGTTTAATTTAACAGAAGGACTAGGCTACAAAGACCTAGCAGGCATGCTGAAAAGCACCATCTATATTGATGACTTTTCTAGTAAAATGGGCGACGATGATGAAATAGTGGTTGCCAGTTTTTATATACGTGATAGACAAGCGGCAGTAGATCTAATCAACTGGTTTGAAAAAGGCTATGACTTTGTGCTTGATGCAGACATGAGCCCAGGTGAAGTAAAACCAAATAGATATCTAGTGTACATAGAACTTAAACGCAGAAACTATACCGCTGACAACATTGCCTCACTGTTGGATGACTTTAACACACTCACTGAATATGAAGGTGATGGATGGACCATGGGTTATCGTGGTAAAGAAATGCCATTCACTGTAGAAACATTCAACCAACTTGTACCAACCTCACCAAAAACCTATCGTGAACGTGAGCAGTTTGAACTCAATGAAGCAAGAGTTGCTGCCGGTATTCCTCCAAAGGCTATATACAACAAAGGCAAACATGCCAAAGATATACAGAATTTACTAGCCAACGCAGGACGTTAATGCCCTACAATAAAGTTATTGCAATTGGTGACAGTTTCACTCGTGGAGATGAGCTGGATGATTGCCCTCCAAGTTTCAGTGAGGATCCATTTGTACACAGTAAACAAACATGGCCAGCTATTATTGCACAAGGGTTAGGTATAGAATATGAATGCATAGCAATTGGAGGCAGAGGCAATCAATGGATCAGTTCTATTGTGACCAATAAACTGTACAAAAATAACAACATTCTTTTTATTATAAATTGGAGTTGGTTTGAAAGATTTGATTATATTGATAACGAATCAGAGACGGTGCAATGGAAAACAACACATCCAAGGCATGAAGATAGATTAAACCATTTTTTTTATAAACATATTGATAACGAATTATGGAATCTTCATCGTAATTTACAACAGATACACAGTACTATATGTTTGCTAGAACAAAATAAAATCGATTTTATTATGACCTGTATTGATCCTATGTTGTACATGAAATACAAACCTTTTAAGCCATTACAAGATCAAACAAACCATTACATAATTAATTTTTGGGGTTACACTTTTTTAGAATGGTCAAAACACAAAGGTTTTCCTATCGGCCCAGGTGGACATCCGTTGGAAAAAGCCCATACCGAAGCCGCAAACTACATAAATATGGTTACAACAGAAGGAAGAAAAAATGGACATTAATAAACTAAGAGAAGAGATTGCATATGACGAAGGCTCAGTTAATGAAATATACCTCGACCATCTCGGGTTGCCTACTTTTGGTATTGGTCATTTGGTTATTGATAGTGATCCAGAATATGGACAACCGGTTGGAACACCTGTCTCAGAAGATAGATGCAATGAAGCCTTTGACAACGACGTCCAAACAGTCATCGCAGACTGCAGCATCTTATATCCTGACTTTGATGAACTCCCAGAAGAAGTACAGAGAATAATTGCAAACATGATGTTCAACATGGGTCGTCCAAGACTTTCAAAGTTCAAAGGCATGAAACGTGGAGTTGATGCTAGAGATTGGCATGCAGCCGCAGACGAAATGGTTGATTCAAATTGGTATAGACAAGTAACCAAACGTGCAGATAGATTAGTAGCACGAATGCGAGCAGTTGAGATAGATGATTAAAATCTATGCTCTTGTTGTTGTAGTAGCATTACTAGGTAGTGTAGGTTATGCCGCCAAGTCTTACTACACAAGTACACAACAAAGAATACAAACTCTATCAGAAAATAATGCTAAACTAGAAGTAGCAATTGAACAAAGCGAAAAAAGTGTAAACTTACTTAAGAGTGAAGCAGCAAAGAACGCAGAGCTCAATAAAAATTTACAGGAAAAATTACAAAAAGCAGAAGCATACGGAGACAATCTAAGAAATAGATTAAGAAAACTTGATCTATTAGCAGATGCTATCTCTAATGCTAAAAATTTAGAAGGACGTATGAATGGTGCAACAGCTAAACTATGGCGTGAGCTCATGGCGGAAACTGGCAACAACACTGGCGGTACTAGCGATCTTCCTTTCTGGTTGCAGCAGAATAATGCCGGAACCGGAAGTGAAGGTAGTGACAAAAATACAAAAAGTGACAGTACCGATAGTAGCAAGACCAAAGCCGATTAACCTTACAGACACACAGGTATATGTTGTAAACAAAGATAATCTGGAAGCGTTTATTGCTGAGTTCACAGAGCAAAATGGCGAACTAGCATTTGTTGCACTAAGCATTGATACATACGAAAACCTAGCACTTAATATAAGTGAACTAAGACGTTTCATAAATCAACAAAATGAGATTATTGTTTACTACGAAAAAGCAATGACCGAAGAGCTTGACAAAAGCCAAGAAAAGTAATACAATATAATATGAATCCTTATGCCATATTGGGCGTTGCAAAAGGTGCAACTGCTGATACAATCAAGCGAGCTTACAAAGAAAAAGCCAAAGAGCATCATCCTGACCGAGGAGGAGATGCCAGCAAATTTGCAGAAGTCAGCAATGCATATGATATACTCAAAGATCCAAACAAACGTGCATACTATGATCAAACTGGGAGTACTGACCAACAAGCAGGATTTTCGCATCATAGACAGGGTTTTGGCTTTGAAGATATATTTGCACAGATGTTTCGGCAAAGTCAGCAACAACAAAGAGAAGCACGTATCAGTATCAGTATAAGTCTTAAAGATAGCCTGGCTGGTGGTAAACGAATCATCGGTGTACAAACACAACAAGGAAATAGCAGTGTTGAAATAGATATTCCAAGAGGTGTTGTTCATGGAGAAAACATACGGTATGCCAAGGCTGCTCCTGGTGGTATGGATTTAATTGTAAGTTATAGAATAAAAGCTGACCGTAAGTGGCAACGTCACGGACTTGATATGTACACTGAAGAAACTGTAGACTTTTGGACACTGATAATTGGAGGTGACATCAAGGTAGTAGATGTACTAGGAAAGCAATATGATGTTCGTATACCAGCAAGAACCAATCCAGGTGTAACAATTAGACTAGGGTCTGCAGGTGTGTTTAGAGATAGACACAATCCTGGTGATATCTTTGTAAAGATAAAGGCAACTATGCCAACGAACATTCCTGAAGAAATAATAAACACTATCAAGAAATACCAGTAATAAATATGACTAATAAGGAGACACATGCAAAACAATCCTGAAATTGAAAATATTTTAGATCAAGCATCAAAACTTGCAGTGAGTATGAATCACGAATATGTGACTCTTGAACATTTGATGTTGGCTTTGATAAGACACAAACGTTTTTGGAGATGCCTTGAACAGTTTGGGACATCACCTGAGGCCATTGAGCAAGATCTTACACTTTACCTTGATAGCCAAGCAGTGTTGGTAAGTGCAAAAGGCAAAGTAAAAGAATCAAGAAAAACCAATGCACTTGAGCGTGTTTTTAACAGGGCACTTACACAGGTCATGTTTGGCGGAAGACGAGCAATGAGTACCATTGATGTCTGGCTTGCAATTATGGCTGAGTCAAATAGTTATGCTAGTTACTTTATGCTCAAACATGGAGTAACAAAACAAGAGTTTGTGATACATTGGCAACAAACATATGAATTAAAAACTGCAACAGGTATGCCTGTTGAACAAGCAAATGACATCTTAGACGAACATTGCATCAATATCACACAACTAGCAAAAGATGACAAACTAGAACCAGTTATTGGAAGAGACACTGAGCTAGAAGAAATAGTCACTGTGTTAGCCAAACGTTTTAAAAGTAACGTACTAATGGTAGGTGACCCAGGCGTTGGAAAGACTGCAATAGCCGAAGGTTTGGCAACAAGAATAAAAGAAAATACAGTACCAAAATTCATACAAAACTTTGAGGTTTGGGGGTTAGAAATTGGAAGTTTACTTGCTGGATCAAAATATAGAGGTGAGTTTGAAGAAAAGCTCAAAGAAGTAATTGCGGCCCTCGAATCAAAGAAGAATTGTATACTTTTTATCGATGAAGCACATACTATGAAAGGTGCTGGATCAACTGGCGGAAGCAGTTTAGACTTTGCTAATATGATAAAGCCTGCAATTACTAAAGGTAATATAAAGGTTATTGCAAGTACTACTTGGGAAGAGTTTTACGATAGTTTTGAAAAAGACCGAGCATTGATGCGTCGATTTTATAGAGTAAGTATCGACGAACCAGATAAAGAAACCACAGTTAAAATACTACATGGTCTACGACCACGTTTAGAAAAATTTCACAATGTACAAATTGCAGATAATGCAATTGATAAAGCAGTTGATATGGCCACAAGGTACATGAATGATAAAAAGAATCCAGATAAATCAATTGATTTAATTGATGCAGCCTGTGCAGTAGAACGTATCAAAGACACAGATGGCTTAGTAGTAGATCAAGAACTCATTGATGTACAAGTGGCCAGAATAGCTAAGATTCCAGAAAGCAAAGTTAGTAGTGACGTAAGTGAAAAAGTTCAGGATCTTGATAGTAATATTAAACAAAAACTTTTTGGTCAAGATGATGTTGTAAATCAAGTTCTAGAAAGACTCTATGTAAACTATGCAGGTATAAGCACACCAAATCGCCCAATGGGTGCATTTTTATTTTTAGGACCAACAGGCACTGGTAAAACTGAATTTGCAAAACTTTTAAGCAACAATCTCGACATGCAACTTTTACGTTATGATATGAGTGAATACCAAGACAAACATACTGTAAGTAGTTTGCTAGGTGCACCTCCAGGGTTTGTTGGCTATGATGATAGCAATCTAGGTGGTGGTAAACTAATATCAGACATATCAAAATCACCATACAGTGTATTGCTATTTGATGAAATTGAAAAAGCACATCAAGATGTTTCTAACATATTCTTACAAATGATGGACGAAGGAACTGTAACTGGATCAAATGGTAAAACAGTTGATGTTAAAAACTGTATTATTATTCTTACATCTAACCTAGGTGCAAGAGACAACGAAAACAACAGTATTGGATTTGGACAACCATTGGTAAAAACCGGATCTGAAGATAAAGCAGTCAAAGACTTTTTTAAACCAGAGCTTAGAAACAGATTGGACCTTGTTGTTAAATTTCAAACACTAGAGCCAATTGCGATAAAGAAAATTGTTGCTAAATTTGTTAATGAACTTCGTAGCAGTTTAAAGAGCAAGAATATCAACATCATACTCACTGAAGCATTAGTTGATCATCTAGTAGAAGTTGGATACGATCCAAAGATGGGTGCAAGACCATTAGGACGTAAAATTGACGAGCTGGTCAAAGTGCCATTGAGTAAAAAGATACTGTTTGAAAAATTAGAAAATTGTCATCTAACCTGTGATCTTTTTATAAAAGGCAAAAAGAAAAAAGTTATTTTTAGATCTACGCCAAAAACATCTGCAAATAACGAAGTTGATGAAAATGGTATTGTAGTTGTAAATCAAACACAAAACTAGAAAGCGATAAATAACGTTATGGCAAAGATAAACACAACATCAATTACAATAACACTTAGCGAACTAGTACGTGACGATGCACCTGCAAGAGAAATACTAAGCGATGAAACAATTTCACAATTAGAAGCAGTAATAGCACAACTGGCAGCCGAAGGCGGAAGTAGCAATGTTCTTGTTGAAGTAACAAAAGCAGGCTAACATGAAGTCAAGCAGTCTTGTACTAATAGCAGAAACCGAATATGCGGCTGGCACAACCACGATCACAGGAACCAGACAAAAAGGTGTTGGTTATTACCTTGGACAAGGCAACGGGCAAAATATACGTTTTATTTCCAATGACTTTCCAGGAATAGTTACAGTACAAGCGAGTCTCGATTCTGACCCTAAAACTGCGGACAGTTATCCTGCAGATTATCCAACTGGACTTATAGAGCCTGATTGGTTTGATGTGTACACGTTTCCTGGAGACAGTGCAATTGACGGATCAACTGCAATTACAACCGACTACAGTATCTATCTGCCAGGTAAGTACACATGGATACGTGCTATTGTATCACAGTTTACAAGTGGCAAAATTGGCCCAATAACAATGAGCTATTAGAATGTTAAAAAAGTTAGTAATAATACCCGGAGGCTTTCATCCGTTCCATGCAGGACACAAAGCATTATATGATGCCGCCGTTGCACAGTTTCCAAAGGCAGATGTATTCATTGCCGCAACAGATGACAAAAGCTCAAGACCGTTTCCTTTTAAACTAAAGAAAACACTTGCTGGTATAGCAGGTATTCCAGCACACAGATTTGTGCAAGTGAAGTCGCCGTTCCAGCCTCGAGAGATCACAGACTTGTATGATCCAGAAACAACCCAACTTATTTTTATTAGAAGTGACAAAGACAGTGGTGTGTCACCGTTGCCAGGTGGCTTTAAAAAAGATGGAAGTGCAAGTTACTTACAACCATTAAAACGCAACAAGCCAGAAAACATGAAACAACATGGTTTCATGACCTACTTACCTACAGTACAGTTTGGACCAGGCATGACCAGTGCGACAGAAATACGTGGTAAATGGCCAACCATGAGCGACGATGAAAAAGAAGATCTCATTGTTAATCTATACCCAATGAATTCAAAGCCAATGATCAACAAGGCTGTTGAAATATTCAACACCGTACTAGGCAACAAACAACCAGTTTCAATGTCAATGGGATCAATTGAAGAAGATAAAAAATGTGGTCCGGGAGAGTATTATTGTAGGCAAGCAGAAAAGTGTATGCCAATACCAAAAGGTTATCATGTGATGCCAGATGGCGAACTGATGAAAGATTCAGAGCATAAGGTAAAAGAAACACGTATCATACAAAAAGACAATGAAGTAAGTATATTACCAGCAGGTGGTATGGGATCGCATAGTGAAGCAAGTTTAAAAAGTAACCTTGGTGATAAATTGCGTACACTTGCTGACATGCTTGAAGACGAGAACTATGACAATCTAGAGTATGTGATTTACAAATCAGGTGCTATGGAATCACTTGTGTCAGCACTAAGACAGTACCAAAGTTTCAAACGCAAACGTGGTAACCGTCCAATCAAAAAAGATGTTGAAATTGACATAAGCAATGAAGATTATTTGCCAGAAGATGAAACACTACAAGAGTATGTATTTCAAAGTCGTCCACTTAGAGTGCTAGACAACATTGCCAGTCGTAACGATGTGCAAAAGTTTCCAATCAAATTTGATGACGGAACTGAAGTCGAAGTTACTCCAAAGATGGCACAAAAGTTTATGAACATTTACTTGCGTAAAGACACGGACACACAGAAAATTATAGATAAAAAGATTAGTCGCAAAGAAGTATTTGTAAAAACATTCAATGATCTAATGCAAGGCAAACCTACAACAGGCGTTACCGTCGGCGACATACAATAAATTACCACCGCTACCACTAAATCATTAAATACCCATATAACTATTACCTACGAGGGACCAATGGCTGAGGAAATGAAAACCACTGACGAAATTGTTACAGAAAACACACAAGTGGATGTTGCTGATCCAAACAAAGTACAGGTTGATGTTGACAAACTTAAAAAAACAAAAGTACATATCTGTATGCCTTGTTACGGGGGTATGTTAACAGAATCAACTTTTATGAGTTTTATACGTTGGTCAAATACCGCTAGACAATTAGGCATTGACTATACTGTAGAAACACTAACAAACGAAAGTTTGATATCACGTGCAAGAAATACCATGGTTGCAAAGTTTTTAAGCAATCCAGAAAGCACACACCTTATGTTTATTGATAGCGACATCGGTTGGGAACCATGGCATTTATTATTGCTATTACATCATGACAAAGATGTGATTGGTGGTATGTATCCTCTAAAAGGTTTGCCAGTTAAATGGTGTGTAAATGGAATTGAAGGTGGTACTACTGAAGATTTAGGTAGACTCCAAGAAGTCAGCAAGACTGGTACAGGTTTTATGTTGATCAAAAGACATGTGTTTGCAAAATTAGTTGATCATCCTGCAACTATTCCTTTTACCAATGACATAGGATTAGATCCTGCATTGAACAAAGACATGCGTACATTCTTTGACACAGATGTTAGAGAAGGCCGTTATTATTCAGAAGATTGGACCTTCTGCGAAAACTGGAGAGATCTAGGTGGTAAAGTTTGGATTGACAAACGTGTGTTACTCAAACATACCGGAACATACACATACGATCATGTTGGTCAAGATGCTACCTATAAAGCATTGCATGCTGAACTCAAAGATCGAGAACCATTGGTTATAGATCCTGATCAAGGAAAAATCGAACCAGGACCAAGTATGCCAACACAACAAGCAGAACTTCCGCCAGAAAGACGCAGTGCAAAAGTGCTTGCTAAAACCACAAGCAAAGGCAAGAAAAAGAAAGCAAGTTAGCTGCTGATAAATATGTTGTTATGAAAGCAACCTGGTTTGAAGATAGAGAATTAATCACGCTGTACACCAACCCTGCGTACTTTGGTGCAGACGTACCTGACAGTTATGCAAAACGTCCTAGCAAACCTGTGCCCGTCGACAGTCTGTTTGGCTATGAGCCTGAAAGCAAGATGGCGGATATACATCACAAGAATTCTATGCTTAAAATGGCACTCAAGATGAAAACTGGCACTTGGGGCGGAAAGCCAATAATTGTACGCAAAGATCCAAAAGGCTATCAAGTCTTAGACGGACATCATAGAATGCATGCCGCTCGTAAAGCAGGCTTAAAAACGTTACCAGCAGTTATAGTTGGAGCAGAAGATATTGAATATTCTGATGAAGTTAAAGAACAAGTTAACGAAGCATCAGGCTACATTCCAACTGCCGCACAAGCAAACGATCCAAGATTCAAAACTGCATTGACTGTTGATGTACGTCCAGGTGAGGACCAACGCAACATAGAAAAACTTGGCTTAAATCTCAATATGGATTTGGTCAACAAAACCAAACCAGGAAAGAAACGCAAGAAAACACTAGCTGAAAGCCTGATGGAACAGTATCAAATGTTCAAAGAAGAAGATCTAGTAGAAGTTGAAATGTCCAGCAGTGCATTGCGTTCATGGGCCAAAAGCGAACTAGCTCAAGGTGTGCGTGCAGGATTTGAGCTTGAACTTATACTTCCAGATACTGAGAAATTAGATGACGACCAATATGGCAATGAAGCTGATATGGATGCTGATGAGCCAATTGGTACACTGGATCAGATAGTTGATTTCTATAATGGTCCAGACGATATGTCATGGGAAACAGAACAACGTACAACAGAAGATCAGTTCCGTGAATCAGTGATCGAAGATCTCATGGACTATGAATCTTCACTGGTGTATGAAAAAATGAGTGACGAAGAGTACGATTTAGTACGGGATAAGTTAGAAGGAGACGAAAACTTTGAATCATTATCTGATGAGGAGAAAAGTGATCGCATTGAAAAGGAAGTTGACGAGCAAGGTAACATCTGGGAAGAAGTGCGAGAAGAAGTACAAGAAGAAATCCATGGTAATGTAACATGGAACCAATTCTGGGAAGCAAAACAGATAGAAAGCATGGGCGATCTCATGAATGTTTATGACCTTTATTTTCCTTATGTACAAAGCAGTGGCGGCGGTAGTAAAGAAATTGGCGAATGGGCACAAGAAATCACCGACATTACAGGCAAAGACACAGTGATTAGTTATCAGTATCATGGTGAAGAAAAACAGGCAGGCAAATACACCATCGAACCAGATAGCAGTTTAAGAGCTGATGATGATGAATTTGATGCAGGTATTGAATTGGTATCGCCAGTGATGCCACTAGATGAAGCAGTTGAGCAATTAGAAAGACTGATACTGTGGGCAGAAGACAACGCATATACAAATGATAGCACGGGTCTACACATGAATATCAGTGTTCCACAGGGCAATGAAATAGACTATACGAAACTTGTGCTGTTCTCAGGTGACAAGTACATTCTTGACAAGTACGAACGTCTTGGTAACAGCTATGCAGACAGTGCATTAGGACAACTTGAAGCTCGTGCTGGACAAATGGACGCTAATCGTGCGGCTCAAGCCATGCAAAAAATGAAAGACAACTTAGAAGACACTGCTGAGGAATATGTCCGTGCTGGTACTGGACAAGCAAAATACACCAGTATACATATCAAGGACGGTTACATTGAATTTAGAGGACCAGGCGGACAGTACACTGCTCAAGAAGTAGATCAAGTTATGGATACCATGTTGAGATTTGCACGTGCCATGACCATTGCAGCAGATCCACAGGCATACAGACAAGAGTACCAAAAGAAACTGTACAAAATTCTAAGCAAAGGTGGACAACAAGAACGCACAGTTGACAGTCTATTTGCTGACTTTCAAGCAGGTAATATCAACAAAGAAATATTTAAAAAACGTTGGGCAAATCTTGTTGTTAAACAACAACAGAATCAAGCAGTACTAAACCGCTTAGACGACAAACCAGATGACAAACGTTTAGCAAAAGCAAAACAGTTACAAAAGAATCTTGGCGGCCCAGTAAAGCCATGGACATATACTATTCCTTATACAACAGATGATGGCACTGAACGCACAATGCAACGTAAAGTAAACGCATCCACTGCTCAACTGGCTACACAGGCGGCAGTGCAAGATGCATTGGAAATGTTTGATCATCCACAGTATAAAACTTATACACCAGATTTTAACTCACTAAAAGTAGAAATTGACCTTCCAGCACCATCACCAACACAACCGCAGACTACTGTAACAGAAAGATAGGATGCCAATGACCACAGACAAACTAGATAATGCAGTGCAAATGCGTATTGATGTGCATACTTCATACATTGGACAAGAAGGTCCTTGTTATAGGTTATACGTTAACAACGAGCTTTTCAGTGAAAGATCATACAAATTTGAAAGTGATACCTATCTAAGTGAACAATTGTTTGTAAAAAAGCAACCAGGTGAATATAAAATACACATAGAGTCAGTTAGCGACTTCAAGTACAAATTACGTAATCTCAGATGTGCATATGGGAATGTCGAAATCACAGGCAACGAAAGTTTTCGCATATGAGAATAAATGAGATACTAGAAGTAACAGAAAACTTTGCAGATGGCAAAGTAAAAGGCAAAAGCAGACCCGGACGTGTAAAACGTTCAGGTGCAAGTTGCAACGGGTCAGTAACAAGTTTGAGAGCAAAAGCAAAGAAAGCATCAGGTGAACGTGCTAAAATGTATCACTGGTGTGCTAACATGAAGTCAGGTAAGAAGAAGAAAAAATGAAAGCAGAAGAGATACTCAAAGAAGGATTGATGTACAAAGGCTATCCATGTACCAAAGACTGTTCAGGACACATGGCTGGTTATGCTTGGGCCAAGGCTCGTAATATTGTTAATCCTGCCGACTTACCAACTGACACAAACAACAGTTTTTATGAAGGTATGCTTAGTTTCACAGAGGGCAAATAAATGAAAAACTTTGCCATTTTTTATAAAAATTGTGATTATCTAGAGATTGAACTAGATAGTACAAAACTTGCTCACAACTACTTTGATCTCTTGCGAAATACCTACCAAAATTATCCAGATGTGATTTGCAGAGATGAAAAATATTATACACTGGATGTATTTCAAGACCTTGCAATACAATGTGCTGAAGCTTTTAACTGGCAGTGGAATACAAATGATTTGTCTTTAGAAAATAGAACTATCATGCACAAGGACATAGAATATCTTGTTGGTAATGGGTATGAACATATACCAGAAAAGTATGACGAACTGGTACATAATATGCATTTTGCGTTACATGCTTTAGAAACTGGTAATAGTAGAGGTCCATGGTTACAGATTGAATGGTGGAATGATGAAGGTTTTTATATTGCGCCTGAAGATTATCCAAAAAAGTTAGAATGTAAATTTGGTGATATAAAATTACAGAATCCTTTTGTAGGACATCACCCCGCTTTTGTATACAGGCAAAACGATTATACTAATGTAGAACTAACTTGTAAGTTCCACGACTTCTGCAAGCCTGGTGTTAATATTTTAATAGAAAATTATCATAGCCTTCCTGCAGATAAGTTTGATGCTTATAAAAAATGGTTTCATATGCATGCACCTAAATTTGTAGAAAAACACAGTTGGAAAACCATACTAGATTACACAGGTGAAGCAATAGTTGGACGTGTAAAAAATGTAAATACATTGCAACAATTAATAGAAAAACCATATTTGCAATTTGAAAAGTTTGTGTTTTAGATGAAGATAAAAGACATAGTACAAGAAGATACCAGTTCAGGCGACATTGCAACTGTGGCAACCAATCTATTTGCACGTCCAATCAAACGAACAGACAACCGTAAATACGGTAACACTCCTAAACCAACAAAGTACAATCCAAAAAACAAGTAATATTCTTTTTCGTTAGATAAATACTCTTAATAAAGGAATTAAAAATGTTATCTGACGATCTAAAAACTCTACTCGCGAGCACCTATGCTTTTGCAATTAAAGCACAGTATTTCCATTGGAATGTCGAAGGTTCAAACTTTGCACAATATCATGAATTTTTTGGCAACGTATACCAAGAAATTAATGACAATGCTATCGATCAGATCGCAGAATATATTAGAACATTAGATACATATACACCAGGATCGTTTGAAAGATTCTCAGAACTTAGTGTTATACCAGGACAAACAAAAGTACCACGTGCCGCAATCATGATGCAAGAACTACTTGATGATAACCGTGCATTAGAAGCTATACTAGAACAATCATTTCAATCTGCAGGTGCAGAAAAAAATCGAGGAATAGAAAATTTTATTGCTGAGCGACTAGACGCTCATGCTAAACATGGATGGATGTTGAAAAGTTTTTTAAAAGAGAGTAGAGAGTAATGGATAGTTTTACAGCATTAGTAGCCAAATTAAATGAAATAGACAATGGGCGTCCAATTAAAGACCGCCAATTCACCCCTGCAAAAAAAACCGTGAACGAAGGTCTAAGACAAAATGATATGACCAGTATATTGGAAAACATGTATCGTGAAATTCCATTTGAAAGTGCAAAAACTCTTGACAGTGCAAGCACTAGAGAATTCAAAAAGGACTACAAACCTAAACAGTTACCAGCAGATTACGAAATGCCAGATGTAAGTCCAGTTTTAGGAAGCAATAAAGAAAAGAATCCAACCAAAGGTTATCTTGTTGGCGAAGATGCAGTTGATATTGCCGACCTTGCAAAAGATGCAGAAGAAATTGAAATGGACTCAGATGGTGTTGAAGTAGACATCAAAGACTATGATAAAGGCGAGTACGATGAAGAAGGTGCTATGGCCAAAGATCAACTTGCACGGGCAGCCGATGCGGCACTTGAACTACAGGGTATTCTAGACGACGACGAAAACTTGCCAGAATGGGTACAAGGCAAAATTATCAAGGCATTAGATTACTTAGATATCAGCCGTGACTATATGAAACAAGAGCTAGGAGAAGGTCCAAATGCTGGTGATGAAGAATCCTGGGATGGTGTTTCACCTGATACAGATCAAACACTCAGTGGTCCAATCAATCCAGCCAGTAAAAAAGCAGAACTGCCTGAGGATAAGATTGATAAAAAGAAATCAATCATGGATTACCTAGATGATGTTGAAAAACAACGCAATGAAGAGATGTTAGCAGAGCCTGTAAAAACTTTCAAAACCGACAATGGCAAAGAACTAAAAGTATATGGATCAGAAGACGACGGCTACAGAGTTAAAGTCAACGGCAAAGAATCAAAAAAATCATTTGGCAAACTTGCTGATGCAGTGCTTGCATGTGAAACATTTATACAAAGATCAAACGACTATGTGAGTGAAAGCTGATGCGTTTACTACACCTAATAGAGGACAATACAATGAAAATAGATGAAGTGCAAATCCAAGAGGCTGAGCCTAACTACGAGACAGATCCAGCTCAGGCTAGGTTAAGTGCAATAGCAGTCAAACTCATGGATAAAGCAGAAACTGTTACAGACGAAAATCTACAGATTGCACTCAGTCGTGTTGCTACACACTTACCAGAGTATGGTACTGCTTTTGGTGCTAAGAACATGCAGGAACTATTGGATATTGTAAACGGTGAAGGTAGATATGCTCCCGATCCAGACATGCCACAGGATAACAAAAATCCTATCAAGATCACAAAAGATAGCCTAATGAAGATGATGGCATTTGGTCAGAAGATGGTTGACAAAGAAGGCACTGTCAAGGTTGACATCGACGAAGACATGAACAGTGTGATGGCCAAAGCCG